AGAGAAGAGTTATCCAAAGGGGGAAGGGGGGTGGTAGACATTTTGGCAGATTGGCACGTTGGCAGATTGCCAAACTGGCAGCAACAATGCAATGCTCCAAAAGAAAAAAGCCTACCAGAATTAACTGATAGGCTTCTTGAGAAACTAATGTAAAGTACTAGCTCATACTTACTATCATATTCATAATAGCTCTGCTAAGTTTATCATCCTGTTGCTTAGTCGGTCTCTTCTTACCTCCGCGAACATAATCAGGGGCGGCTTGCTTATGTGGAAATTGTCCGGCACTCTCTACTACCTCAAAAACATCATTAGTATTAAATGCTCTCCTCATTACATTTTTAGCTTTAGAGATACTAGCGTAAGTAGTGCTTTCTTTATCCCCATTAGTTTGGATAACTTGAATAGTTGCGCCTGTGCGGACAAATTGAATATTAGAGTGTGCCATTTTAGAATCTCCGTAAATTAGAATTAAGAGTTATTTAAATGGACAGTAAGCACAATTACCTACTGTCCTAGAGTGTTAGCGCGAAGCGCTAGAGTACATCCTCAACTACTTTAGCTTCTTGAATATCTACCAGCTTAGTCGCAATCATTTCAGCAACTCTGTTGTTATAATCATCTTCAAAAAGAAGCAGAGCTTTTTCCAATTGCGCCTTCAATGCAGTTTTCATACTTGGTTCCTTTCCTGCCAGAATGCAGAAACCATCATTAAACATCTTCGCGGCTTCAACTATTTGTGTATCTTTCAACCCCTTTTTAAGAAGCGTAGCTGTAAGCCGTGGAAGCATATCAGCTTTAAACCATGCTTCTATACCAGCTTTACTCAATCTCCCACTTTCCTTTTCCTGAGCTATCGCTATTAACATAGCTTCTTCGCTAATTGCATCAACTGAAGCTGTAGCATTCTCACCTGTAGCATATGGGCGGAGAATCCGATCTTGTACCTCTTCCAGTTTACCTCTCAACCATTCTGTAACATCAGGTTTAGCAATGAAACCACTAATGAACTCTGCGCTAAGCGCTGGCACAAATGCAGCAAGTGAAGTTTCTCCCTTCTTCTTAATAATGCGAGCTACCCGCATTCCTACTGGTACAGATAAAGCGTTAACTGTTTTAAGTTCTTTAAATTGAATTGTAGACATAATTGCAAATCTCCGTAGTGAATGAAATTAAGTTAAATGTAAAGTTAAATGTAAAGTTAAATGAAATGAATTCGCTATCTGCTTACTCTACTAGTTCCGCCCAGCTACTTACCGAAACTTCCGGCTCAAACATGAACAGCACGTTACCTTGATTATACCCATTATGAAACACATAGTTATCTTTGTTCGCATTAATCCACTTCTTAAAGAAACCCTTCGCTTCTTCTTGCGTGAGGCCACATTCCCGCAACAGTACTACCTTATGTACCTTATAGTGCTTATCATTTTTAGTGGTTGCATGAGCTACTTCAAGAATGATGCTGGCACGACCGTAAACTTGATTATTCATTTCCATTTCCATACCCCTTCTATCTGTATTGTGAGTGGCTATCTCACTAAAAATTAGCCAGCTAGTACACTAACAGAAATCGAATCTAAATACAAGCATTAAATTCTTGCTAATGTACTAAAGTCTAATTCTTTCCCGTAGGGCGTTCCTGTACTCTAGCGAATGTAACAGACGTAAGTCTGTCCCTAATGACTGCATAAGGCGCACAGTACCTAATCCATTCCTGTGCTTCTTCCCAACTATACGCATATTGTTCAGTACCATAGTTATCTGTAACTGCATACCGAGCAAACAACAGTGCGGCGAATTGTTTTAGTAACCTGGTCATGTTTGCTATCTCCTGTAGTTAATTAAGTTATCTGTTTTGCTAATTAGCTCGAAGAGCTATCCTGCCATACTTGCTGCGGTACTCATTATACTATCCTTATCTGTATCATAGCATGTTGCACCTACTTGCTTAACCCCTTCTACATACAATACTGCACTAAATTCTTCCCACTCATTATCCCAATATACCTTAACTACTCTATCATATTTCTTATCTGCATTGCTGTTACTAACTGCATTATGGAATACAGCAACTTTTCTTTTAGCCATGATGTAATCTCCTGTGTTGAATTGATTAAAAAGTTCTTATGTACTACCTAAATAACAACTGAGACTAAATACTAACAGAAATAAAGTAAGAAGTAAAGAAATAAATAATAGGCTAAGACTAAATAAGTAAGATAAACAGCATGGATAACATACTGCAACAGAGGCGGCGCTATAATATACCTACCTCTTCACACCTATGCTATCAGTATACCTATCTAACTATCTAGCATATCTGCTTGTCATTCTTGATGGGGGTAGGAACCTTTTTAAGGATCGTTGGCCCATGGGTATCCTATAGAACTTAAACTAATTTTCTAAACTTTTTTACCTTATTCTATACTATATTAATATTAACTAGAAGAAATACTAATACTAACATAAAGAACCCCACCTACTTTTTTATAAAATTTTTTATACAATAGCATCATTGCACTTCACCTATGCTAACCTAACTTAATTCAATAGAAATGAAAACTGCTACTACTTCATCACTAGAAGAGCGGGCCCTTAATCTCCTTTCGTCAGGCATACCTGCTATACAGGTGGCTGATATATTAGGTGTAGACTCTTCTCGCATATCTCAATTAATTAGTGAAGAAGAATTTTCAGCTAAATTAGTTGCGGCCAAATATGAGGTGCAGCAAAAACATAACTTAATGGATGGAAAGTTAGATAACTTAGAAGATGCAGTTCTTGAAAGACTTACTGACACTATTGGTTCTGTATACAAACCTCTTGAACTTGTGCGGATTCTTCAAGTAGTTAATAGCGCAAAACGTAGAGGATCACAATCTATGCCGGAAGTAGGTAATGAGCGGAGAGATGTAATTAACCTTACTATGCCTGTACAGATTATAAATAAGTTTACTGTGAATGCACAGAATCAAGTTATGCGCGCAGGTAAGCAAGACCTAATTACTATACAAAGTACTTCTCTCAAAAATCTTGCTGATGATGCAAGTAATAAACTAACTCAAGAAATATTAGAATCTAATGAGGAAAGTAATAGTAGTAACGGAGAACCAAGTGCCTCCTAGAACTAGAATAGAAGGTACTTGTAAGACTGTTAAAAATACTGAATTGCTAACTGCTAATAAGGCAGCTGCAAGGAGTATTCTTATCTCCTTACTTTCCAGTGAAGTTGATAGAGTATCTAGCACTAAGGAAGTGAAAGTATAATGGATACTATGAGTAAGCTTGGAGGAATTCCAGATAGATCGGCCACCCCTTCTGAACTTCTTTCTCCAGAAACATTAGCAGCTTTCCCTCCTGTAGATCGTACTTTCCTTTCTGAAGTTGAAGAGGAAGAGAGAGTAATAGAAGGTTCATTCTCTGCTACTGAGGTAATTCATAATGCTAAAAACTCTGTAGATTTTCTATCTGCTTTAGCTATGCCTACTGTATATGAATATGCATTTCCTGCAGTATATCTCTCAGTTTGGGCATGGTTAACAGAATACGCTCATAAAGTGCGCGATTTTTCTCAATTAGCTCTTGGATTGCCTAGAGGCTTTGCTAAGACTACATTGATGAAACTCTTCATATTATATTGCATTTTATTCACTAATCGCCAATTCATTCTCATTGTAGCTGAAACTAATGCGAAAGCTCTAGCTATCATTGCTGATATTATGGATATGTTAGCCGAAACTAATATTGCTCAAGTATTTGGAGACTATAGATTAGGTATACAGATAGATCGACAGGAACTTAAAAAGTTTGGATTCAGAGGTAGAGATATTATTATTGCAGGTATTGGTTCTGGAGGTGATCCACGCGGACTTAATGTTAAACATCGCCGACCTGATGTTATGCTAATGGATGATATACAAGGTAGAGAAGATGCAGATAGTGAAGTAATCTCCAGTCAATTAGAACGTTGGATGGTAGGATCATTAATGAAAGCAAAGAGCCCAAGAGGTTGTTTATTCCTCTTTGTTGCTAATATGTATCCTACTCCTCATTCCATACTTAGAAAGCTAAAAAGTAATCCCCGTTGGATTAAGTTTATTGCAGGTGGAATACTTGCTGATGGTACTAGTTTATGGGAAGACTTACAGCCCATTAAACAGCTACTTGCAGAATACGCTAATGACGTAGCTGCACAACACCCGGAAATTTTTTATTCTGAAGTATTAAATGATGAAAATGCATCTGCAAATAACTTAATAGATTTCTCAAAGTTACCTTTACTTCCTTATCAAGAAGGGGATATTAGCGCGGGCTCCTTTATAGTTATCGATCCTTCTCAAGGTAAAGTAAATAGTGATGATGTAGCAATAGGTTTATTTGAAGTTTATGATGCATTTCCTGTATTAATGAAAGTTAAAGCAGGTAAGTATTCTCCAATGGATACTATTAAAGTAGCATTAGAACTTGCACTAGCTTCTAACTGCTCTCTAATAGTGTGTGAAGGAACAGGTTATCAAGCTACTCTTCTCTACTGGTTTAACTTTGTTACTCAACAATTAGGTATATATGGACTTGACTTTGTAGAAATGTATCCCGGAACTAAGTCAAAGAACTCCCGTATACTATCTATGTTTAAAGCTCTACAATCTGGCGAATTGTTTATAGCTCCAGAATGCCGAGCTGTAGTTCAAAATGAAGCAGTATCTTTTAATCCTTTACGTAAAGATAACATAGATAACATACTTGATCTACTTACTTATGCTCCTAGAGTTTTACATGAATATGGGCATTTAGTAGCTTCACAGAATGTAATACTTAATCAAGATAACTTAGCTTTAGAAGTATATGATGAAGGAAGTAATACCTCCTTCTAAACCTGCGAACGCAGTGAGCATCTGTAGCATCTCCCAATATTCTTAACTTAGGTAACTATACAATGATTACCCCAAATACTACTATAACTCCTACATTGAAAGCACAACAAGGGCTAAAACAGTATCTCCAATCTGCTAGAATTATGCAGTGGAATAATGTTAACTTCCGCGAAAATTGGCAGATAATAGATCGCGCATATCAGCGAGAACAAGATTATACTCTTGAAAATCAGCGCGCGAAACTAGCTAATCGCTATGGTGACCCTACTAAATTTCAGAATGTAACAGTTCCAGTAGTTATGCCGCAAGTAGAAGCCGCGGTAACTTATCAGGCTTCAGTATTCCTAACTGGCACTCCTTTGTTTGGAGTAGTTAGTAACCCTGCTAATATGGATGCGGCCCGCCAACTAGAGACTATTATAGACGAACAAGCTATCCGAGGTGGATGGGTTAATCAATTTATGATGGCATTTAGAGATGCATTTAAATACAATTTCTATGCTATAGAATGTGAATGGGATAGAATAGCAACTGCTGAATTAGATACTAGTTTCACCCAAAGTACTACCCAAGGTTCTGCAGGAGCTAATGTTAAGCAAACTATTTGGGAAGGCAATACTGTTCGCCGCCTCGATCCTTATAATACTCTTTGCGATATGAGAGTTCATCCATCTAAAGTACATAGTGATGGTGAATTCGCAGGGTATACTGAACTCATGTCCAGAGTTAAGCTTAAGGATTTCATTGGTAAGCTGCAGAATAAAATCATTGCTAATGTAGTGCCGGCATTTCAATCTTCAATGATGTCTAGCACTGCTGCAACAATGAGTCCTACAGCTGCTTACTTCATACCTCAAGTTAATCCGGATGTTACACGCCAACAAGATGTACTTAACATTGGATTTAACTGGATTAAGTGGGCCGGACTTAGTGAGTATAGCGAAATAGATTATAAAGATATCTATATTGTAACTACTCTCTATGCTCGTATCATTCCTGCTGACTTTGATATGGCAGTACCGAATAAACAAACTCCTCAAGTATGGAAGTTTATATTTGTAAATGATGAGATACTTATCTATGCGGAGCGTAAAACTAATGCTCATGCTTTCCTTCCTGTTTTATGTGGACAGGGAATGGATGATGGACTAGGTTATCAAACTAAGTCACTCGCTACTAATGTTACTCCTGTACAGCATCTTACTAGCGCTCTTTGGAACTCTTCTATAGCAGCTTCTCGTCGTGCTATTGCTGATAGGGCTCTGTATGATCCTAGTAGAATTAGCGAGGCCCAAATTAACAATCCTAATCCGGCCGCTAAAATACCTGTTCGTCCAGCAGCTTATGGTAAACCTGTTGGAGAAGCTGTATATACCTTTCCTTTTCGTGATGATCAATCTCAACTTATCATTGCGAAAGCACAGCAGCTTGAAGTAATGGCAAATAAGATTAGTAGGCAGAATCCTGTTCGCCAAGGTCAATTTGTTAAAGGTAATAAAACTAGAAGTGAGTTTCAAGAAGTAATGCAAAATGCAGATGGTGGCGATCAAATGATTGCTATGTATTTTGAATCTACTCTCTTTACTCCTCTGAAAGAAATACTTAAGATTAATATTCTGCAGTTCCAACCTGAGGATACTCTATTTAGTAGAGATACTAAACAAGCTGTACAGATTGATCCAGTTGCACTTCGTAAAGCTGTATTAGCATTTAAAGTATCAGATGGTTTAGTACCTACAGATAAACTAATTAGTGCTGATGATTTGCGGGATGCTATGCAAGCTATGGCTAACATACCTGCAATTGGACAAGCTTATAATCTTGCTCCTATGTTCTCTTATTTTATGAAAACTAGAGGTGCAGATATTAGTGAGTTTGAGAAATCTCCTCAGCAGATTGCGTATGAACAAGCAGTAGGACAGTGGCAGCAATTAGTAATGCAATTGATGAAACAGAATCCAGAAATGAGAGGAGATCAACTTCCTCCACAACCGGCGCCGCAACAGTTTGGTTATGATCCACAAGCTAATAACCCTACTAATACTAGTGCGGCCGGACAAGAACCTCAGCAATCACAAGTGCAACAGCTTCAACAGCAATTAGCAGCTTCAGGACAGCAAGGAGGCCAGTAATGAATTTGAATATAAACTTACATGAGTTTAGTGAAGTAGAACTTAATCAAGCTCAATCTCTTTCTCCTACTACTATTCTGTTTCTAGAGAATGAGAAAGCAGAACTGGTTAAGAAGATAGTTAAGCTAACTTACGATTCTAAAGATAAGGAGGGATATGCTCTTCAACTCTCCTATCTTCAAGGTCAGTTAGATACTATAGAATATTTAATTGTTTTATCTGAGGATGCTACAACTGCATTAAATGCTCAGATAATACAAAGTAGATATGAGCAACCAAGAAGTGAAGCACCTGAAGCAATAAGTCCTGCAGAGTTATTTAATCGTTTCAACAATGAAGAAGGCAATAGTAGTTTTTAATCACAACCTAGTAATTAAATTTTAAGGAAATTAAAATGAGTATCTTTTCAAATCTGTTTGGTCCTACTCCTAATACTAATCAAGCTGTACCTGCTCCGGGTCAAGGTCCGCAACCTAATCCTAATGCCCCATCACAGCCCGGTAACATTCCTGTACAAGCTGCGCAGAATATGCAAGGTCAACAAACTCAAGGAACTAATGGCGGTGGAACTGTACCTGCATTAAATAATGCTGAACTTAATAAAACAGCTAAAGCAGAACATGAGACCCCACTTGCTGAGTTTACTGACTTATGGAAAAATGATCTCAAGTTAGACGCCAATGGAAAAGAAGTTACACAAGATACTTCTGTCTTTGGTAATATAGATCAAGATGCATTGCTTAAAGCAGCACAAACAATAGATTTCACAAAAGATGTAATGACTCCCGAAATACTTCAAGCTATTCAGGCTGGGGGAGAACAAGGTACTTCTGCCTTGATGCAAGCCATGAATAAAGTTCAACAATTAACTTACGCTAAATCTGCTACTGTTACTACACAACTTATAGAACGAGCAATTAGTACAGCTGAAGCTAGATTTGCAGCTAAGTTACCCACCCATGTGCGCGCTGCTAATGTAAATGATCTTATCAGCCAGAATCCTATGTACACAAATCCTAGTACTAGGCCAGTTGTTGATATGGTTGTTGCACAATTGCAGGCTAAGTATCCTAATGCAAGCACTCAGGAAATAGATCAAATTGCTGGAAAATATTTTCAACAATTCGGAAGTACTCTTGCTCCTTCTTCTGGTAATACTGCCAATTCTCCAGCTAATTCTGGTAAGAGAAGTGGTTTACAGCAGACTGACCAAGACTTTTCCTTTATGCTTGAAGATAATAATCCTTTTTCAGGTCATTAGTATCTTTGTGTTTTTAATCTTTTATAGGAATCTTTTATATTATGTATACACGTCCTATGGTATTCACTGGTGGAATGCCTAAGTTAGCAATGTCTGGTGATGGTTGGCTTAGTATGGCTAAACCTTATCGGGTTAATACTGATTCTAATCAGATTATAGGTGTAGCAGGATTGGCTTCTGGAGTTTGGAGTAGAGGTATGGCTAATCCTCGCACTGATACTACTGCTGATGGAGCTACTATTATTGCTGCATTTCCTAATATGGGTATTGGTGATGGAATGTGGTTGTTAGTATCTTGTCCTGCTGCTGGTACACTGACTCTTGCAGCGGGTGCAAATAGTACTGTTACTGGAACACTTACAGTACCCGCAGGTGGAAATAGGTGGTTCTTTGTTAGCCGTACTAGCGCAACTAATATAGATTGGTCTGGAGTGTAATCAGCTCTACTCATTTATACTAGCTACTTTAATTTAAATTTAATATAAGGAATACTGAAATGGCCGGATTTTCTGGTATGTTTAATACTGGTAACTTTGCACAGAACTTAGCTAAACTAAGTTTTGCGCAGATGATTACTCGCTTGATGCCTAATGGTCAAGCACCTCTGTTTGCAATTAGTTCTATGATGAAAACTGAAACTGCTGTTCAACCTGAACATGGTTTCTTTACTAAAACAATGTTGTTTCCTCAGTTTGTTTTAGCTTCTGCTGTAGCTGATGGTACAACTAATGTTTTTACTGTTGTAGATAGCAGCAATATTCTTCCCGGTATGACTCTCCGTTCACAGGATACTGGCGAGAATATTATTGTTGATAACATTATCTCTCCCACTAGCATTCAAGTAGTTCGTGGAGTTGGTACTGTTACTCCAGTAGCTATTAATAACTCTACTCCTTTCTATCAAGTTGGTTCAGCATTTGAAGAAGGTTCAGTTCGTCCGATCGCTCTTAATATTACTCCTGTTCGGATTACTAACTACACTCAAATTTTCCGTAATAGCTGGGCTCTTACTGATACTGCTCGTGCTACGCTTGTTATTGCCGGCGAAACTACGATAGCTGAAAGTAAACAAGATTGTGCAGCTTTCCACGCTCTTGATATTGAGAAGTCTTTGTTGTTTGGACAGAAGTTTTTGGGTACTCGCAAAGGACAACCTTTCCGTACTATGGATGGTATTCTTAATATCATTGCTAATCCGGCTTACTATCCTGCGCAGTTTCCTACGCCTAATGTAACTACAGCTGGTAGCACCACGAACTATACTCAGTTGGAAGCTGCACTAGATGCTTGCTTTAATCAAACTACCGATCCTAAAGTAAGTAATGAACGTGTTCTGTTTGTTGGCGGAACTGCACGTAAAGTACTTAACAACATTGGTCGTTTGAATGGTACTTATTATATGGTTGATGGGCAACTTAACTTTGGATTGCAATTCCAAACCTTTAAGATTAGCCGCGGCACTTTCCGTATGATTGAGCATCCTTTGCTTAATACCAATCCTGATTGGGCGAAGATGGCAATAGCACTTGATCTTAGTACTTTCGCTCTTGCTTATCTTGGAGATCGTAAAACTCGTTTTGATCCGTTTGGTGTTGGTGAAGGTGGGGATGCTGGACTTGATGCGCAAGGTGGTACTCTTACTACTGAGCTTACTTGCACTATTAAGAACCCGCCGGCAAATGCTGTAATTTACAATCTTACTGCTGGTGCTGCTGGTTAAGATAGTAAAGTAATTTAAAGTATCTCTCCATAGTTATAATTTATCATTACAATTAGGATAGAGAGTTTAGTTATACTTAAATGTTACTAACTCTCTATCCTTCTCTTTCAACTCATAAACTCAATAGGATATTAAAATGTCAACTCCAGTGATTAAACAATATTTCTCTAAAGCCCCCTTCACTAGATTTATTCTGAAAGATGGAACGGTGTGTCAATTTGCACATAGTACATTCCGTACTAATAAGAAAGAAGTTCAAGATGAACTGGATAAAGAAATAGCTGCAATGCAAGAAGGTACAGGTGGAGCTTATAGTCTTATCTACGTTAAGCCTGAGGCTCATATAGTAGATAGCTTGGTTGAGGACCCTCATGCTGGATTGCGGAAACGAATTGAAGAAGAAGTGCGGGCCAAATTACTTTCAGAAGCTGCACATGATGCTAGTAAAGAACCTGTAAAGAATGTTAAACTTCCTGAAGATTTGAAAGATGTAGCTAAATCACATCAACAAGTATCTATGGGTGCAGTAGGTAAAACAGGTATGGCTAGCACTGTAGATTTGCCGGGTAAGAAGTAAGTAGTACCTACTAGGATAATAACTTAAATGTCTACATCGCTACAATCTCTTATAGATGATGTGTACACTTTAACTAACAGGCCAGACTTAGTTGCGGAAACTAGTCTGGCTGTTCGCAGTGCTACACTTAAATTGCATTCATTGGATAACTGGTATAAAGATATATACCAAACAGGCATTCAATGGAATCCTGTAGATTATATTCAGTCTCTAGAGTACAGAACTCTAGTTCCTAGGTATAGGAAATTTAAATATCTACGTAAGTATTCTCCACCCACAGGTAATGATATGATGGGGTATGATGGAGATTTCTTTACTCTTATTACTCCTGACAATACGCTTGATGATTATGGTATTAATAGAGAAAATGTATGTTATGTGGCCGGAGCTTATATTAATATCCGGAGTAATACTCAAGATCAATATATGATATTTGGCTGTTATATTCAACCAGATATTACAGAATTAGGTTTCAGTTCTTGGATAGCTGATGAATATCCTTTTGCTATAGTAACTGAAGCTGCATCAAAAGTATTTAAAACTATAGGTTACGATGAACAATTTCAAGCTATGTTACTAGAAGCTAGAGATTGGAGGCAGATTCTAATTCAAGAAGCTACAGCTGGAGGAGAATAATAAATGAGTAATCCAAGTATATGGAATCCAGAAACCCCAATTAGTACTATACAGCAGTTAATTGAGCTATTTAAAGGAACTAGTATTACTGCTAATAGTATTGGAACTGGAAATAAAAGCTTTGTTACTCAACCTAATCTATTCTTCAATGTAGGTTCTTGGCTGCTAGCGGTAGATGCAGCTAATCCGGCCAACTATATTACGGGTCAAGTAGTAAGCTATGATTCAACGACTGGAGCTTTGGTACTTA